TACTCTCGAAATCAAATTCTTCTTTCATAAAAAAAACTGTGTTAGCAAAGTTAATACTTTATTCCTTGCTGACACAGTTTAATTTACATCCTCTTTTGCAGATTTTTGGAACGGAGTAGAAACGTGACTTTACTTGTTTTCGTTTTCATTACCATTGTAGCTATCCTCTGATAATCACATATCTTCCGGCGGCTATTTCACTTCTATACTCGACAGAATAGCCCTTGTCTATAAATGCTCTTATGACATTATCGTGCGCCAACTCCGAAATTTGGTGTCTGTCTTTAGCGTCACTTCCAGTATTTTTTGCCCAACAATGAGGCCAGTTATTTCCCCATCCTACGCCATAATGAAAGTAAACACATTCGCCTTTCTTTTTGATTTCCGAGAGGATGAAAGATGCAAGTTCGTCTTCCTCGGATTTTCTTCTATTTGATTTTGGTATTTCTATTGTCAACATACTAATTTTTTTTTGAATTATTTCTTTATTACAACCGCCATAGTGCTAACAGTAGTTCCACTCTCTTTAAACTCGCCAGCTCCAATTTCAAAAACTTCTCCATGTACTTCTTTCAGCCAGTTGCGGAAATCAATACATTTCTTTTCCGAAGCGAATTTCCAGTGTTGGCTAGTTATTGCTGCAAGCGTGCCGCCTTCTTCCAATCGATCATACATAAGCCTGACATGCTCTATATCCTGATTACCGGAAAACGGAGGATTTGCAATAATCTTAGTGTAATGCCCTACACTGTCTTTCGTAAAGTCTTCATCAAGGAGTATCACATTTTCCAACGAATGCAAAAACTCTCTGTTTTCCGGCATCAGTTCATAGCATTCCACTGTTACGGAAGGACAAGCCCTATGAATGGCTTTAATGAGAGCACCGCGGCCGGCACTCGGCTCCAATACCGTATCATTTTCATGTATTCCTCCGGCAAGCATAACCAGCCAGTCGGCAACATCGGACGGAGTTTCAAAAAACTGGTAATCCTGCTGTAGGTTGCACCGTTTACCCTCTTTCAAAACGGAAAACACACGTTTCGGATTAAACGGGAATGTGAAACCTTGTACCTTTCCACCTTGCCATGAGCCGCCGGCTTCTTCTATCCACTTCTTTGCTTCAGCATAAGACTTTTTGTTAAATTGAACTTGAGGAAGTTTCAGAACACCGTCCTCAAGAGTACAATGTTTCAATATCTCTTCCACACTCCATTTTTTGCCTTCGTCAGCCTGCTTTTTCTTTTCAGCTATCGGAACATCCGGCGCTAACAGTGAAGATATTTTTTCTACAACTATGTTGCTTGCGTCCATGAAGGCACTGACGCAAGATATCGCTTCGATCAAGAAATCGGTGTCAACATGCCCGGTATCGTCATAGATGTCTATCCCTTCGGTCATGGATGACAGTTCATTGAGCTGCGCAACACTACCATGTAACGTTTCGATTAAAATCTTTTTTTTGTTCGTCATAACTTTTCTGTAAATAAATTCTTGTTGTGTCTACACTTCCATGACCGAGAAGATCGGCCAGTTGAATAACATCTTTGTTTTTTTTCAGGAACATTTTAGCGAAAAAATGTCGGAAGGCATGCGCGTGCATTTTTTTTGAATCGATACCACAATGTTTACCCCATGCTTTCAGGTGTTGTGAAAAACCTCTCTGAGTCAACGGTCCGTATCTCCCGACAGCAAGAGTACCGGACTTGCCTGTCTCCTTTATATAGTCCTTCACCTCCTGTTGTAATTGCTTCTGGAAAAAGAAACGCCGATACTTGTTTCCTTTCCCTTTCAAAACAACCTCGCCAATTGCTATATCCTCCCATGTGAATTGCTGAAACTCCGAGAGCCGGGCTCCTGTAGTACCCAATACCTTGATGAAGAAATAGTAATCCTTGTTGAGTTTTGTTTTCAGATACTCCAGTAACCGATTATATTCATTCTCGGTAGGAACATTAGAAATATCCAGCTTACGTTTCATTTTAGGTCTCTTTAATTCTATCGGCTTTTTCATCCATTTAGAGAACTTTTCAATGGCTGTAATACGTAACCGGATGGTAGCGGGAGATAATTTTTCTTCTTCGAGACTTTTTATAAACCTCCTGCAATTATCCATGTTTACCTCATTGGCATACTCGAAATACTTCTTCATTGATGTGTAATATATATCAACTGTATGAGAAGAGTAATCATTGTTGTCGGTCAGCCACACAATGAAATCATTAAGTTGTTTCTTGTTCTTATCCGAAATGACATCAAGTTTTTCCAAAGGTTTCACCGCCTTTTCCCTTTTTCCATATCCGATGTTGAGATAGGATAATAGATCGCATATAGCTGAACACATTAGCGAATGACGCACCATGACATCAGCATTTTCACGTTTATAATTCAAATAGCCACGGCGGTTCACTTCTTTGGCCATTTCTAAAAAATCCGTGACATGCTTGATATATTTCCCGACAGTATCATAAGTCCTTCCTGTCGTGTATATGTAAGAAATATAATCAGTTAATATCTTCTGTCTGTCACTATTCATGGTTATTTATTTCTTTTTTTTGATTTAATCTTGATTGGATTGTTTTTGGTACCAGTACCCAACCATTTTAATTGGATGCCATGTATCCGGAGCCAATATTTAAATTCGGACGTGGTTGTCTGTTTCATATCTGTTCCGATTTGAATTTCTTGTTTATTTCTTTTTCAGCAGCTCTGGCCCCTTTCTTGAAACCCTCTACAAAGCTGTCAAAACAGGCTCTATGGATTTCTAAAGTGCATCTTTGCATAAGTGGGCAAATCGAGCATTTTTGGCTAAGCCCTGCGGACTTCTTGGATATTTTCGTTACGTTTTTCATTGGATTTTTAAATTAATTATTACGATTTCTTTCCGCTGCGACTTCACTCATACACATCTTGCACCAGGAGGTGAGACATCGGTATTCCTTATCCCCACATCTGACAGTCCTGTTATAAAACCGGTGGAGCGGAAGGGAACGTCCGCAATGCGGACAAACCTTTCTTCCGGCTTCCGTACCGGCAACCGTCTTGGCTTTACGGTGTACAAGCGTACATCCCCTGCATTCATCCAGTCTGCCTTTGTACTTCCGGCATTTGTGCAGGGAGATGCGCCCGCATGGAGCGAATTTCTCGCAGTCGAATCTGGGTTCTGTGTGATAGATGTTCATGCAGTAAGTTTTTTGATCAGACTCATGTTCTTCTCCACCAGCCGGATAATGCAGTCATGATACTCCGATGTTCCGTTGCATACGGCTCTTGACTGTACTATCTGAAAAGATTTAAGATTCACTTCGATGGTTTCCACATGTTTTTCTCCGACTATGGCTGTCATGATCAGGCATTCACTGCGTCTGTAATACCTGTTGGCGTATACACAATGGTGCATGGCTTTGCCCTCCTTGTAGAACTGGGTTACGCTTTCAAGCGGACGGATGACTATGCCGTCGCCTTTGATTTCCATGCCGAAGAATCTTTCCATCCGGTTGTAGAATGATGCTATATCCTCCTTGAGCTGCTTTTCTTTTTGGATAGCCTTTATTCTGTCCCTTTCCCTTCTTTGCCTTGCCTCAATTTCATTTTTCTTTCTTAGTAATCTGTCGTGCTCGGCTTTTAAATTTTTGGGACATACGTATTTGGCGTTATGCAGATCCTTGTGGAAATAGGACAGCAGGCTTATATAGTCATTCCACATGCTTGCATCTCTGATTGTATAACGGTTGCGGTTGCAGATGTTGAAGGACGGTTTATATCGGAGTTGGTAATAGCCCGTTTTGTACATGTGCTTTAACATATCCGTCTGTCCGGTCTTGATACATAATTCCGCATCATTGCCACCTTTCAGAAGGTCTCGTACAAGTTTTGAGGGGGGTACATCGGGGAACCGTTTCCCGATTCCCCGCTTTCTCAATTCCGGGATTAGTTTCTTTCTTGGATATATCCATCCCCATATCGCATATAGGTCTACACGATAATTCCAGCTGTAACTGCCGTATTCACCCTTTATGCTCAGTGGTTCCGAATATATCCATCCGCTGCTTCCCATATTCATCGGTTTTGCCATGATGGTGCGTTTCCCCTCGACGGTGATCCATTCCTGAACCACTTCAAAGAAAGCATAGTGAATATAATCCTGTCTGCTGTTCAAATCAAAATTCCTTTTTCTGACGTACTTGCAGCATAGTATATGCCTTATGAGCTGGAACTCTCCGGCGGTCTGTAAGATGGACATGTACTTTTCTTCCTCGACTTTTCGTTTCCGGCTGATCTTTACGTCCAGTTTGTGGTGGCAGTACGGGCATTCGGTCGTATCACTGAGCAGGGTAGTCCCCAGCTCGCTATTGCTTGTGTCTATCCATGTTCCGCCGCACTCGGAACACCATAGCTCATCCTTGCACCTATATGCTTCGTGGGTGAATATATGTTCTTTCGCCCATTCTTTTTGTACTTCGGTAACGGCGGACAGTTTGCTGCTCAGTCCGGTTACACGTTTCTCAAGTTTCGTTCTCGGTTTCATGATTAGAACAAGCTCATTTGTTGTACATTATCATCCGCTTTCTTTCGGACGTTTTTCTTCCTGAGTGTCTGGTATTGTTCTTCCGCTAGCCGTGCGATTGCTCTGTCACGTGCCGCTTTCTTATCTTCCTCGGTGAGTTCCACAGGTTTGGCGGGGGATGATACGGACGCTTTCTCTCCGGCAGGCAGCCGGTTTATTTTGATATCGTCCTCATCATAGTAGTGCACTGCCATCCCGTAGACCTCCTCGTCTGAAATCGCTATGGCGTTACCACGCTTCCTGGCTTCACCCATGATATAACTACAGCATTCATCAATACTTTTCTTCTCATTCGCATATTTGGGGGCGAACAGTGAATCTTCTTCCGCCCGTTTGTCCAGATAGGCTTTGATTGCCTGTTTGAAACTGTCATTCTTTGCCATGATAAATTTGATTTTGAAGTGGTTGATTATATTAGTTATTTTCGATTGATTCTGATATTATAATCACAGAGAAACCTGCCGATATCATCACTCGCAATGTTGGGGGGTGGTGCATTATCTCCGTATATAGCCCGTATTGCATCCTCATTTCCCCCGTATGCCTTCCAATAGGTGTAGGCAGTATGGTTATTGGGAACGTTAGGAAAAAGTTCTGTGAAGGCGCTGAAATCGTTTTTAGCCTTTTCTTTGAGCTCCTGAATGTTTTTTACTCCCTCAATCATGGCGCACGCTGCATCTTCTATCCGGGTGAAACCTTTTTGGGATTGTTTCATGGCGGTTTCATTGGACAGTTTGACGTGCTCGTCTCTTCTATCCCTGCAAAAGTCCGATAGGGCTACCATAATGGACTGGTTGTTTATCCTGTTTCCCCAGACGAACTGTCCACGGCTCCCGTTTTTAAGCTGTGTGAAGAATATGCAAAGCTCGGCTAGATTGAGAAAATAATAGCTGGCCAATATGCTTAGCGCCGTTTCGGCAAGTTGTTGAGGTGCGATATCAATGCCTGCGTATCGGAGGATTGATTGCAGGTGCTCTGTGATAATCCTGACTGATGTGGCGTTGCCGAAGACAACATTGATGTCCGCAAGGGTGGGAATACCCTCAATCCTGATTGCTTGTGCTAATGTCAGGTTACAATTCAGCTGGGCTTGCGTGCCGGACCAGTTGTCAACCAATTGGGAGGCTGTTGACCCATTTCTCAAGGTCTGCTGGAGCGGTGTCAGTGTCTCCGGCTTTTTCCTGGATTGAGGTATCTGTCCTGGGGACATTATCACAGTGATCTGTTTTTGTAGGCTTGTTTCCATTTTGAAGTCTTTTTTCGATTATCCAAAGGTTAGCCCGGCTGTCCCATCGTTCAATTTTAGCCCCGTTGGTGTTTTTCCAGCTTAGCGCATCGAAGTGGTAGAAGAATATCTCCGCCTGCTGCTCCCAGTCCGGGAGCTTGTCACGGAAGTAATCTTTCACCTGTTCCAGGGTAGGGGCTATAAATTCGGTTTTTGGTTTTGAAGGCTTCTTTTTAGGTTTTTCCTGCTCGGGCTTAAATAACTCGCTAGAGTTATTATTATCTTTACTCTTAAGTCTTATATTAATGTTAGCCTTTTTACTTAAAGGTTTACTTAAGAGTTTACTTAAGAGTTTACTTAAGGGTTTACTTAAATCATTTAAGTAATAAACGGGCGATTTCGCATTTTTCTTACCTGACTCAAACTGTAGTAAACCTTTTTGCTGTAATCTGTTCCTGACTTCAATTACGGTTGGTTCTGATATACCGGTTGCGAGGACGATTCGTCTGTTGGGACACTCAAACGGATTCTCCCAACCCCGACTATTGCACTCGTTCAAAAGGAAGAAGTACAAATAAACTTCGTTCGAGGAAAATGCTACACTCTGATGTGTCTTCCAAAATTGGTTTACGTAATCTATATAAGTCATTGTAGGTAAGAATTTACTTCGTTTATGAACTCCTGTAGTGAATGGCAGATAACATACTTGTTTTGGTATCTCTCTGCTTCTGTCTGCCACGTTCGTTGGTGCTCGCTCTGTGTACCCTTCGGTGTCTTCATCTCTATGCAGAGGGAAGCCCATCCCTTTTTGGGTATGAGCAGGATCAAATCTGCCACACCTCTCACTGCTCCTTCATACTTCATCCGTGCTCCTGTCTTGGCATCACGTTTGCCACCGTTAGGCACTGCAAAAAGCATACGTGCCAGTTTGGGATATTGTAACCGGAACCATACCAAACAATCATGTTGTATTTGGCTTTCTGATAATGGTGTTGTCTGTTTTCTCATATTCTTCCGTTGAATAGGTTCATTGCCATATCTACCACATTCTCCTTAACCACATCATCCGTCCCTGTCACTCCGTTGGCTATTCCTTTTTTGGCCTGAATGACATCATACATATATTTGTCGATAGTATCCTTTCCAAGATAGTAGTAACAGTTTACGTTGTTCTTCTGTCCGTTCCGATGCGCTCGGTCTTCTGCCTGCTCACAATCGGAGAAAGTCCATGGGAACTCGATAAACGCCACACGGCTGGAAGCTGTCAATGTAAGACCTGTACCTCCTGATTTGTAGTTAAGGATGATCAGCTTGCAAGAAGGGTCGTTTTGGAAGCGGTCTACCGCTGTCTGTTTTTGAGTAGCATTGTCTTCGCCTGTAACGGTGACAGCTTCAGGGAATATCTTCTTTAGTTCCTGTACTACTTCTTTCAGGTAAGCAAAGACTATCAGTTTCTCACCTCCGTCAATCACGTCATGGATGAATTCGGAAAAGACTTTGATTTTTCCCCTGGCTGATATGGCTTTCAATATTCCCATTTTCACCATTACCTCGCCTCTTAATGCCTTGGCCACCTTTTCATCGTCCGCATTCTTGTAAGTCCGGAGATACTGTATCAGGTCGGCTTCCGCTTTGTCGTATTCTTTGCGATTGGATATGTCCACCTCTATATATTGGCGTGACTTGTCCGGCAACTGAGTGAGTACCTTGGCCTTTTCGCGCCGGAAGAAGCAGGTCGATGATAACCTCCAGTTCAGTTCTTTCACATTGCTTGACTGTTTAGGTCCATCGCAGAACCTCTCTACGAAACACTTGTATCCTCCGAAATCCTCTAATCGTCCCATTATCTTGAGTTGTTGTATAAGGTCTGTATTGTTGTTCACTACTGGGGTTCCCGTCAGTTCCAAGATATATTCTTTGCCTTTACATATTCCTTCTACGAACTTGGATTGCTGGGTCTTGGTGGATTTGCACTTGTGTGATTCGTCAATGACTACGGATTTGAATAACGATATTCGCGGGTCAAACTCAATGGATTTCATGGTAAACCGTGCATCCTCCTTTACTTTAAGTACAAAAAACTTTTTCAGTGATTCATAATTTGTTATGAATATGTTGCAGCATTTAGTCTCAAAGAAACGGTGCCAGCTGGCTTTATTGCGATCATCCAGAATCATGGCATTTTTTCCGGCAAATTTCTTAAATTCACGTTGCCAGTTTATTTTCAATGCGGCCGGACAAATGACAAGGCACGGATACGCTTTTGCTATCGTAACCGTGCCTATTGCCTGTAATGTCTTTCCCAGTCCCGGTTGGTCCCCGAATATGCACCGCTTGTGCTGTAGCGCATAAGCGATGCCTTCTTTCTGATATTCGTACGGTTCCAACAGCAATCCGTGTGGAACCGTAAGTTTTGGAAGGTCGGGAATAGTATAGTCATTATACTCTCTTGTTGTCACTTTGTGCTGTACCCGGCTGCATATCTTTGTCTGTACCGCCCAATCTGCCATCATCCTCACGTATTCCTTATCTTGTAGAGATACCTTCCAAGCTTTTTCGTCAGCGATATAGGCTGCCCGGATATTCTGTTTTACACTTGGAATCCGTTTGACTAGCTCCACTAATCTTGGATGATATGGGAAGGCTAGTTTGAAGCAGTTGGGGGTAGTAGTTACGCAAAATGGGGACGGCGGTATCATGATGCAAGTTGTTTGACTTTACGTGGTTTACGTGATTTAATTTTCTTTCCGTTCATTATTATGTCAACCCCTGCATCATTCATAGCCTGCTGGAATTCCGCAACCTCTTGATTGAAGTCTGTACCGGCTTCTGGAATGGCGTCCGGTTGTACGTCTGCGTTCGCCGTGTCTTCCTCAAACGGAAGTTCCTGTTGTACAATTCGCCATTTTTTGTTGAACAGATACTCTTTGACTTCGAACTCACAGGATTGGATTTCCTGCTCCAGCTCGAAGGCATTGATATACGATTCATTCTCATTATTGAACATGGTGAACGGAGCGCATAGGTTCAGAACTTTTCCTGTTTTGAGAAAACGTTTGGCTATCAGAGTAACCCCTTCATTATCTCCATCTCCGCCAATGGAATACCCTGTAACGTCAAGCACCTGTCCTATGATATCAGGCACTTCATCTACTGATTCTATACCGTCCACTTCTTTCTGTTCTGTAAGCAAAGCGGCGTGGGGATTCAGCTTGCTGAACGCATTGATAAGGTCTGATGTTACCAGGTTCTTGCCTTCTACGGTGGTTGTACCATTCTCATCCTTGTAGGTGGCCACCAAGGTACTGTCCTTGGTGATTTTAGCTTTTATGATCTTCATTATCTTCTATATTTATATTCGTTGACAAATTCGTTATAATAACGGTCTTCCGGAAGGGGAAGTGTTATTCCCAGTTCCGTGGCTGCATCTGCTTTGACCTTATTCAAAAAGTCCGTCATTTGCAGTGTGTTCAGTTTCGATGTGCTTCCGGCTATGACCGTTTCTTTTCCTTTGATAATGGTTGTCCTTCGTAGATATAGGTTGCAGTAATAATCGTGTACGTCCTGTTTGTCCGTTCCTGTTTCCTGTTCGATACAGGTAAACCAAAGCCACATTAGGGCGTTTTGACTTAATGTGCGCGGCTCTGTGTAACGTTCGATAATTAACCTGTAACGACCGTTACGGAGCTGCGAGCACATGAAATCAAAGGACTTGTTCAGTGTTACCACACCTTTTTCTTTTATAAGGATAGCTTCTTGTGCCATTATTCCAGTCCGAAAATCTTCTTGTCCGTGATAGATTCTCTATTAGCTTCCAAAAACTCTATGAAATGTTCTACGTGTGCCGTGAGCAGTTTCACTGTCTGTTCGTGATTGTAAGTATAATATTCCGGATATTGCGTACCACTGATAAGCGGTGTGCGGCTGGTACCGCCTTTCAGCGCATAAGCCGTAAACTCAAATGCCTTTATGCTTTCCATCTGACCGGAAGCAATTAGGCAATAAGGGTAGACATGGCGCTGCCACCCGTGGGCGTATTTGCCGAACTCGTATTTAGATGTGGATTTTATGTCATAAACAACATCCTTTCGGAGTTCGTCGATAAATCCGTATAACTCCACATTTCCGTACTGGGTAGGAAGAATGGCGGATACATAGACCTGACTTAATGAGCCTTTGAAATACTCTGCCTGTTCTATACACCATTGTCTGTCAAAAAGGAAATGCCGTGCAGGTGCGATATCCGTTGCTGGAAAAGCTACTTGTATGGTATTGGTTTCCTTATCGCCAATGATGGAGTAGGGGGAACGCTCTGTCGGCACGTGATTTTCGCAATGGACATAGCAGTCAATGATAGCATTGAAGGCTGTTCCCTTGTCGGCTGCTTCACTCTCAAACGGTACACGGTTGATAGCATCCAGAAGGTCTTGCTTCAGGCTCTCTTCGATTTCTTCCGGAGAGCGTTTATACTCTCCGGTTTCATTATCAATGTTCCAGAAGTTTTCCACTTCTTCATCAGCTCTCAGATACTTGTCGAATTTGTCAAGTAATGAGGGATAGATTCTATAACTAGGCTGCTTCATATATTTTTTTGACTTTGTCGAATTTCAACCCTAATTCCTTGCATCTTTTATTCAGTAGCATACCTGCTTGTAATTTGCTGTCAAAGATATGCTGCAGGCTCTCCAGTGATTGTTTCACTTCGTTGGCCGTGTCCGCATCCGCTACCATGGCTATCTGTTCCTTGATAACTTCCATAAGACCTTCATATTCGGAGGACAGTTCTGCCTGTTTTTCCTGATAGGTCTGATAAGTGTTTACAATCTTTGTCATAAAGTCGTTCGGTCCGGTGATTGTACCTTCTGCATTAATGATAACTGGTATCTTTATGCGTGCCGGAAGATTGCAGGTATTTTTACCGTAGAATTTCTCGCACGGATCAAAAGAGATGGTTCTGTCCTTACCTATGGCTTCCATATAGCCTACAAGATCAAGCTCTTTAATCAGGTCACCGGCAGAAGAACCTCCGATTTCCGGGCGTATCTGTTTGTCCTCTCCGTTCTTTTCCTCGCGTTCATGGGCTACGAATATTACTGATTTACCCATTAGTGTGACTTGGTTTACGAAGTTGATGAACATATTCTTTCGTACTCCATATCCTTGCAGGGACAGTGTGCCATCCGCTTTCTTCATTTTGGGATTGTTTTTCATTATATATTTATCCATGAAGGATAACATTTTTCCTGCCGTATCAATAACGATGGTCTTGTATTCGGCAATTTCTCCGCTCGTAAGAACTTCATCCACCTCTTCCCATTTGGAAATTTGTACGGTGTCTACACGGTGGGCTGCATTCACACGGTGAACGCCACCGTCAAAGTCCAGGAGTAGTGGCTGGGGAGAGCTTAACGCCAGTGTGGTGTTGTGAGTTACTATATAATCGTCAGTGACATACAATTCATCCTCATTAGATACCTTAATGCAGACACATTCACAATCTTCTACACGGGTCACATCTACTATATATCTAGATATAGTAGTTTTACTCCATTCAGAAGCTTTTCTTTCAAGACTGAAAGGGCATTCTTTGATTTTCACGCTAACACGGTATTCGTCCCCCTTATCTTCTCTTTCGTATACATGTACACTAGCTATACCACCTAAAGAGTTAACAAGCTCCACCACATCATAAGCAAGATTCTTACTTGCAGTAGAGAAACAAACTCTATTTTTTATTGCACATCCATCTGTGTCCATAAGGCCGCGAAGCAAAGATATACGTTGTTGATGGCTTCCTAATTTGTAACAATCAGGGATAAATTTCTCAGTAGAATGGACGTTCAATCCTAACCGCTTTATTCTCTGAATATATCCTTCCCCATTGCCTGAAAGAATTATGCCGTATTGAGGGCATTGCGGTGCATCATTCTTACTCAAGGCATAGCCGTTCGGAAGCAGTCGTTCTACGTTGCTAGCTATTTGTGAATCTACATCAGGATTTGAGAATATTGCTACATTCCCCGTCAGAGAACCATCGCCGATTAAAACCCCAAGAATATACGGGTCAACATCATAGCTCTTTTCAGTATATTCCATAGCATCTACTACCGGAATCTCAAAGCGCGGGATAGGTTTTCTTGTAGAAAGCTGTCTTGATGGAGACAAGGGGCAAGAGATACCCTTCGACATCATCTCTTTAAGGGTCATGTTTCTAAATCCTGCTTTACGGCTATTGCCAGTACTTGAACGAACATTCCATATATGTTCTTCATCGCAATAAGTTATGGCTCCGTCATTTGTCATGACTCTGTACACAGGTCTTACTCCTTGAGGATAAACACCCAATACTTTCTGTTCTTTACCGTCACATCCCATCAGGGTGTCTCCTACAGATATATCGGATAACTTCTTATATCCTTCCGGTGTCAGAACGCTGCAATACAAAGGTTGAGCCTTTCCCATACCAGGTTGTCCGTAGATTAATGCCGACAGGGCATTCTTAACTGTCAGTTCGTTAGGTTTTTTGATAAGTCCCATAATCAATAATTTTTAGTGGTTAATAAATGAGTTAAAAAAAATAGTTCCCGGATAGTCGGCCAGGACACACCGGGATAAATAAGGATATAGAATATAACATATAAAGAGGGCTCTCACCTCACGCTGTCCTTTCCAGCGGCTTTGGGTTAAATTATTATCTAACAAATTGCTCTCTGCTTCACTGCCTTGAAGTCTCTAACATGGCTACGTTTATAAGGGTGTACGGCTCCCTCTCTTTGGGTGTGGGTAATACAGGATTCGAACCTGTATCTGTATTCCTCCTGAAAACAATCACAAACCGTCTGAACGTAAAGAAAAAAGTGAATACCGCTTTTCCATTAAGCTAATTACCCGTGTGGCTTATGCCACTTTCTTTTTTAATTTTCTAGGCTTCCTTGGCATTTTGACCTGTGCATAACGCAGGACATCACTGGCATTGCAGAACCATTTCCCGTTTTGTGCGCATGTAGGCTTGTCGGAACGTATTTTGTTTTCTTCGATCAGTCTGATAAGCCTTCCTATGCCTCCAACTATTTTGGCCGCTTCTCTTTTACCGAATGTATGGGTGTCCATGATGGCTAGGATGTCTGCTAGCCGTGCTTCTGCCGTTCCATCAAATAAGATGGATGTCCGTAGTTGGTTGTTAACTGTATAGTTCATAATCTGAATCTGTTTTTGTTCGTCTTGTTCTTGATACTTGGGTGGTTCTTGTCTTTGCTCTGCTGCATTGTCTCATGTCGGGATGAAAATCCAATGCGGCAATGACAAGGAACAGGATGGAGAAGAATAGCTCAAGCCCGTGTTTACGTATCTCTTTTATATCGAAGTTGATCTTCATGCGCTCACAGAACATGTATAATACAAGCTCGGTATCTTTAGAAATACCCAGCTTTTTGTATATATCCCGCTTCTGTGCTTTGATGGTCCATTCCGAGCGTTGCAGACTGTCGGCCACTTCCTTGTCGGCCAAACCCTTGCAATATTGTTCGGCGACAAGATGCTCTCGCTCTGATAGCGTAATCATGACACACGCTGGATTTTGAACTCTCCGCGCTTGCGGTCAACCTCTCCTGTTCGTTTCCAATCGGCATTTTCTACACACATCTCCAATCTTAGTCTGGAAATGGTTGTGTTGACGGAAGATATCGCACGCACAGGGAACACAACGATATCACCTACCTTCATCGCTCTCAATGTGGCCGCCCAATTTTCTGTTACTTTTACCATATTACTTCAATTTAGCGAGTTTAACAATGTTGTCTAGAGCATTAATGCTGCTTTCGTGTCGTGCCTGTAGGCGGGTGAACGAATCGAACCACATGTCGCTCTGTTCCTTGACTTCTTTAAGGTCTTGTTCCAGTTCTTGTACACGTCTTACAAGGTCTTCGTGTGTCATGCTTTGTAACTCTTCTACTGTTGTCATAGCTTTATTTTTTTTGATTTTCAATATTGTCAAGTTCGTTGCTTATCACTAATGATGTTACCGCGAAGGCGGCGGATGCTATCCAGAACCATACGCCCATATCGCACATGGTAATAAGGAGTATCGCGTATGATACTGCGCATAATATTGATATTGCTTTCATTTGATTGTGTATTAGTTTTGTTCCCCCAAACCAATCCGATTGGCTGCATCACGCTTTTATTGGGGGATTTACTTAACTTTGTGGTGTCAAACAAAAAATTAAGTATTATGAACAAGTTTGTTGAATTCACCGTGGATGGTGAAAAGTGCATCATCAATGCAAGTGTAGTTCAGCTTGTAAATTTTAAAATGGAGCTAAAATCCATACGGGATTTAGCTTTTAGGAACTGTCAAATATTCTTCTGAACTAAAATTTCTTTCTTGTATATCGGGATAGTGAACAACTTTATGACAACGGTTTTGTTGATTATCCCAGTATCATCTTTTCCTATAAACCCATAGGTTGTAGGACGTATTTTTACTATTTTTTCAATTATTGCTTTCATTGTCATAAGTAGATATTATTAGTTTGTGCCCCGATAACCTCTCTCTGGTCTTCCCACCGGAGTTGTCAGCTACTGTTCTTCACTGCATAACCGTTCGGGGCATGATCGCTCTTTTTATTTTACCCTTACACGCTTGGCGCCCTTTGCCGCTTGTTCACTCAGGAATATTGCGTATTGCATTGTACCTTTCTCAGTACGCAAACGGCAGCTTTCAGTTACCTCCGGGACTGCACCCGTAACCCTACTCAAGTCTGCTTCTGATGTCACCAGTTCCGAGTCTTTCGGGATGTGTTGTTGCGGAGTGTCGCTTCTCCTGTTTGTTATGGTCAAACTCCATTTAGTAGCGGTAATCCCATCAAAAGGTAGGCTCGCTGGCCGTTACCGCTTAATCTCCGCAGTACTGGGAGCCTAAATATCCACGGCTGTTGGAGTTGTAGCAGTCTGACCATTCGGCTTTGAAAGTGACTTTTTCTGCTTTGACCGGAGTGAACACCTTGTTATTTCTTTCTTCCTGTTGTCTTGCCAGCTCTTCCTGCATTGTAACATTCAGTTTTGCCAGTTTCCATGTTGATTTCAGAACTTCACCGAAGGTCTTGCCTTGTTTCTTGCCTACATACTTGTAAGTTCTGTGGGCATCTCTCATAATCTGTCGTAAATCGAATCTTTTCATTGTCTTACCTCTTTTTAGTTATTACTTTTATTTGGTTATCTCACTCAAACTTGCTTTCTTTGTTTATTGTTATTGTTTGATGTTGCAAATATAAGTATTAATACTATTATTACTACTATTATTGCAATAAATAATACTTGTATTTAATATTTATTAATAATATGTTCGATTTAAAGAGATTCAGAAAGGAAAATGGGAGAATAACCCAAATGGCTATGGCTGAAATGTTCAACTGCACCCAAGGAAATATCTATGCAATAGAAGCATCTGGTAGGGATTTAACGGATGAACAACTGAACATTCTAAAATCCAAGTTTGGGGATGAAGTGGTATCGAAATACATCATCAATTTAACCTTGGACAAAGACAATCCTAAAACCTTTAAAGAAGCGACACATGATTTCTTTAATAAAAGGGAAGAAAGTTTGTTGGCAATTATTGAGTCTCAGCAACGTACCATCGAGAACCTTTCCAAAACCCTTGAAACCCTATCGAAGCGATGATTATGTCTCAGAGCGATGCCATAACCGATAATGATTTAGATTTCTTTCTCACCATCATAAGCATGTTCTGTGAATATAACCACACCATGCACTATTCAGACCGTGTGTTCGCTGATATAACGGACAACCCCGGCAGAACGAAACGGATTATCCTAAAACTGGCAGAGGAAGGATATATCAAGGCTGTACCCCATACGAATTTGCCATACAGGTTTACTATTGATATGACACCCAAAGGGACGGAATTTCAAAAGGAAGGCGGATATGCCTACAAAAAGCGGAAAGACCGCAACAAGGATATCCGCATTTCCGCCAAGAAAATCATTTATTACTTGGTCTCCGCTTTATTGGGCGCGCTTGCTAATCACCTATTTAGCGAATAGGTGTCCAATGATTGCACCAAGCATCGCAATTATTATGTGTAATGCTATGCGTATAGTCTGGTACTGATCTTCATCCATATTTATTCTGGTTTTTAAAGTTAATACTATATATTTTGCAACATCAATAAATCAAAGAACACAGAGTTTACCTCTTTTTAGTTAGTCAATATTTTTGCACTTCCGAACTATTTTTCGTTCCTTTGTGCTGTTGTTTATTGTTTGATGTTGCAAAGATAGATTTAATATCTAATTTATCAAACAATAAATCTAATTATATTTAGATATTAACTCTAATTAACTCGAATATATGAAAGGTCTAAAGGAGCGGTTATTATACTTTATTGAGTATAAAGGTTTACCAGTACAGATGTTTGAAAAGATAGTTGGACTAAGTAATGCAGCAGTTTCGAAGATGGGTGATAATACAAGACGTTCAACGATAGATAAAATATCTAAATCGTTCCCGGAATTAGATGTGAATTGGCTTTTAACAGGTCAAGGAGAAATGTTGTCTTATGGTCAAGATGCAGAATCTATTTCAAATAAAGTACAAGAGCCTACATCCCATTATGGTAGGAAAGAACTAAATGAAGGAAATGGTTTCACCACATATCTTCTTCCCATGTCAGCTATGGGAGGAACGCTTACGGGTTTTGCGGCTCCAGGCGCAATGCTCCAAAATTGTGAGGCTATAATTTCACCCATTGAAGATGTAGACTTTGCCATTACAGTATATGGAGATAGTATGGCACCTGAATACCCCTCAGGTTCCCGTATTTTGATAAAGAAGATAAACCCCAATATCTTTATAGATTGGGGTAAAACATACGTTTTGGACACTGCAAATGGGGTTATAGTAAAGGAACTTCATCAATGCAAGGGTAAGGAAGGTTATGTGAAATGCCATTCGGTTAATCCGGACCCGAAATTCTCGGACTTTGACGTTCCTTTGTCAGAGGTGTACGGCGTGTATCGAGTGCTTATGTGTATGTCGGCAAAATAAGAAAAATATGCTCAACTGGAAAAATCTGAACGGAAAGAAATATCTTCATTTTGTTCCGGATGAAGAATGCACATGTATATATGTAGATGTTCCTATACGCGCTATCTTATATGAAGGATATAAGACATGCTTGATTAGTTCAGGAGACTTCATCATTTTAAAGCCGATTGGTCAAAAATCTTTTTCACTAAAGTCTGAATATTCAGGCGTCTTGACTTATATGGCTAAAGAATGGGAGATGCATGGAGTGCTATTTTCTGATACTGAATCTGATTTATTGTATATTGATACGTCTGAATCTAGTATTATGGAGTATAAAAAATGGATTGATGAGTTGGAAAACAGGAGAGCAATAAATAAAATAAAAGAGAAGCTTCTTGCAAAGAAACGAAAGCAAGACTTAGAAAAGGCTGCACTGCAAGAGTTAATGGATGAGGGAGAAATCTTTCCGGAAGCAAATAAGCGACCTCCTATACCTAAAGAAGTCGTTGATGTAGTTTGGAGAAGGGATGGAGGAAAATGTGTTTATTGCGGTTCTACTGAAAACCTGCAGCTTGACCATATTATTCCCTTTTCCAAAGGTGGTGCGACTACAGTGGAGAATCTTCAATTATTATGCCAAGAATGCAATCTACAAAAATCAAATAAAATAGGATAAACTTATAATTAAATCTAAGATGAAAATACATCATTATACTTCTATTGAAACATTAGAAATGATTCTTAAGAACAAAAGTATAAAGTTTAATCGTTTGGACCAAGTGGATGATAAAGCAGAATATAAATATGACTCAACGGTTTATGATACGAATATAAAATTAGGTAAATATACTTTTGTGAGTTGTTGGACTAAGTCGGAAATGGAAAATATTGATTTATGGAATCGATACGGGAAAGGGAATAAAGGTGTAAGGATAAGTTTGGATGAGGATATGTTTGAAACTTACGATGTGGGAACTGTTAATAGATCATTTTATAATAATAGGGAATATTGTTTTGAAAATTTTGTAGTCAGTTCTTATATTAATAAAGTCGGTCTTGTTGATGTGAAATATGAACAAAATATTGAGCTATATTATAAAGAAGCTATCAAATGCTTTGATCAAGGAGTTGCGTTTAAACATGATAATATTGGCATTTATAAGAAAAGGGAATGGGGATTACAGAATGAAAGCCGTTTCATTATTCATGCACAACCGTTTGAACCGGCTTTAATGAGCAATCATCCTTTGAGCTTTCCGTTGGCTCTTGGTACTGCTTATAGAAATGGAATGGAGCTGAGTAGAACAGCCCTTTATATTCCATTAAAGCAGGAAGTTTTAGAGCATTTAGAAATAACAATGGGACCTGGAACAACTGATGAAGATCGGAAAAAGGTTGAAAAGATATTGAAAGATTGTAATATTAAAGCAGAAATCAAAGATAGTGCATTAAAGGGGGATTTATAATATGACTATTCTGGAAAATGTTAGATTATGCTTGGCTAGGTATAGTAGTTCAGTTTATTGACGAAAACAAGAAAGATGTGAAACACGTTATTGAAAGCCTTGATGATATTTATAACTATGAGGATGAATTCTTTAAGGCGATCGATATGTACGAACATAAGGAATAGGATAAAAGTTCTAGAAGATTAATTAAAAATAATTGCAGCATTAGCAAATGTATTGTTAGTGCTGCAATGTGAACATTGGAGTTTTATTATATATGATTCAAAGCATATATGACTGTTCATGTCAGTGGAAAAATCAAAAACACTGTAGGCTTTCACCTTCATGCAAAGGGTGGGGATGCCGATTTCTGTCTACGCCCATTGAAGAGATTCCAGCAACAATCCAGGAGAAAGCAAAGCTCTTTTCCAGAGTGTATCGGGAAGCGAAGCAAAAGGGAGTGCTGGAATGCCCGCACTACCGATCAATTTTCATAGATGAGGTGCTGGCCAATTTGCCGAAGGGTGAAGTGTGTTAAATAAATGGTTTATGTTATTGTTTATTGTTTGATTTTCGTATATTTGCAATAAATCTTAATTTGAATGGGAAGTTGGAGTGAACAACAGGAAGTAAAGAAAGAAGTCAAGGAAAAGGACAAGGTAAGACGGGAAAAACTTGCCGGGTTGTTTTTTGATTTAGCAAAACTTTCATTTGCCGGACTTGTTGTAGGTGGAATAGTTTCCATGAAGCCTGATGTAGATATAACCCTTGACATATACAGGGTTATTATAGGTGGAATCTCTACCATCATTTTTATTAGAATAGGAAATACAATTTTAAAATAAAGTGGATTATGGACATGTTAAGTTTAGTATATACAATAAGTGCTGTTGTAGGTGGTGGATTTTTGGTGTGGCTTAACACAAAATCCGGGAAAAAATGGCTCGCAAATCTATAGTGTACTTTTCATTGGAAATTGAGGGTATTATGGACGCATTAGGTTTTAGTCTGGCAACAAAAAGTGGTTGGCTGGTCTGTGCTCTCTGATGCCTTACAATTTTGGTTAATGTATGAAAAGGAAATCCCTTGAATGTTTATGGTCGTTCAATTATAGTAGTGAGTTGAGCGGCTTTTTAGTATTTGGACGTTAGAACAGGGAAAATAATGAATAAAATAAAATAGAAAATCAAGATGATTTTTACTAAAACGAATCTTGGAGGATTTTGAATGGGTAGATAACCTTCTGCTCGTCAGTATAGTAAGCGCAGATCAGAATTCATACTGGCAGTCTAAAGGTGGCGAGTTCGAGTCTCGCATGCTCCACTTTTTTGATGATAAAATGAAGGTCTGCGAAGCAGGCCTTTTTTAATTTAAAGACTATAGATATGTTAATTTATAATACAACTTATCAAACAGG